CCTTCGGTTGTTTTGATTAACTTGTTTTCAATCACCCCCAAAACGTCCGACTCTTTCATCAATAACTCGGTGTTGTAGTCAACTCCGTCTGCCTTTATGTCGAATCCTGCTGACCAGATAAACAGCACTTTATCGCCCGGTTTTAGCTCTTTTACCTTGCATCCTACAGCCATCACTGTGCCAGTTTTAGCAAGTTCTTTATGAGCATCGGGGATGTATAAGCCCCCTTTTGATACTTCTTCTGACTGGTCTCTTAATACTTGGACATACTCATTTAACGGTTTTACGTTCATAGCTAAGATTCTCCTATTGCTGTAATTAGTATCATATGTCTCGAAGTGATGAAAGTAAAATTAACATATCTGACGTGGAGGATTGGAAAGCATTTTCTAAACTTCACAATTTAGCTATTTGCGATGTTCCTTTTGTTTGGGATGACAGAATTGGTACGCCAGAAGAAGGTGGGTATATCACGAATTATCCGAAACTTTTGATGGAAATTAATAATGAAGATCCAGATTCGTTTGAGAAGCTTCGTAACGTTGTTCTTAATGATTTGTGGTTCATCGTGTTTTTCATCATCAACAACAACCTCGCAAACCACCCGTTCATCGTACAGGCGTGTAGAGATGTTCAGTTCGGGCCGAAAACCAATACACTCGACCTATGGTTTCGAGGAGCGTGTAAGACAACGGTTATCTCGGTTGCTGAGACAATCCAGAAGATTCTTAAAGATCCAGAGCAGAGAATCGCTCTTTTCTCCTACACCAAGGCCGCTGCCCTTAAGATATTTAGGATGGTCAAATACACGCTAGAAACTAGCGAATTTTTAAAAACACTATTCCCTGAAGTCTTGTATAAGGAGCCCACAAAGGATGCGTACAAATGGGCAGAAGAAGCTGGCCTCTATGTTAAGCGAAAAGGGATATACAGAGAGCCTACGCTCACAGCATGGGGGCTCTTAGATGGTATGCCCACAGGAGACCACTTTACCCACAGGGTTTATGACGACATCTTGGTAGCTGAAATTGCTGATTCTCCAGACGTAAATGATAAGTTAAAAGAGAAGTTCGATTTGTCGATGAACTTAGGCACTTTTCAAGACACTGATACTCTTCGCGTTGTCGGCACCCCTTATAACTATAATGATGTCCTCATGTATATTCAGGATAAAGTTGATGTCTTAACTGGAGAAAAGCTCTATACTGTTAGAAAAAAGCCAGCTACAGATAACGGGCAGATTAACGGTATCTCGGTATTCCAACCTGAAAAGGCGCTCGCGGAAGCTCGTTCTAATCGCAGAACCTTTAATGCCCAGCAGCTCCTAGACCCAACTCCTGAATCCGACATGAAGCTTCGGCCTGAGCTTTTACAAGAAATTGACCCTAGAGATATACCCGTAAATATTTTACGTCTTATGCCGATTGACCCGGCTGGTATGCGTGTCTCTGATACAAGAGAAGGTGATAGTTGGGCGATGATGGTTTTAGGCTTCCAGCGAGTCATGGACGATATTGGAGCTGCAAATGTTTACATCCTCGACATGATTATTGAGCCGATGACTCAAGACCAAGCGGTAAAGAATGTATTCCAAATGTATTCAAGAAACGGAAGAATCTCAAAGATTGGTGTCGAAAAGGTAGGGATAAGTACGATGGAAGTACATATATCGAATTACTTGCTATCAAAAGGGCGTGTAGTTACAGTTGAAAACGGAGGATTACACATACTTCAACCCGGTGGAAGGAAGAAAGAATCCAGAATCGAGGCGAATGTATCGTGGCCCCTCAATAACGGAAAAATATTCATATCTACTGGAATCCCCATCGCGTACCGCGAGAGATTAAAACTAGAGATGGAAAAATTCCCTTATTGGAAGAATGACGGCTTGGATGCCTTAGCTTATGGCTACGACATGGCAAAGCACTTTCGTTTCTCTAAAGTCAGACAAGAAGAAGAGAAGCGATCCAAGTGGGACGAAGAACAAGAATCCGGCCCTAGAGGCTGGATGTTAAATTAGGGAAAAATCAATGGCATTAAAGCTTAAAGAGTGGAACGAGAAAGACCCAAACGATAAGTCGTATAATATCGATGGCTCAAGATGTAAGCATTTAGCCTCTCAGACAAACACCGATAGGAGCGTAGAATGGGACGCTAACCTCAAAAGAGAGGATTATAAGAAGCTCGATGGTAATCCGTATACATTCTTCACGAGAACTCAGTGGAAGGGTTTTGGAAGAAATATTGATGTGATTCTTATCAAGGATGATGACGAAATTCATCTATACGAAATACTGTGAAAAAACTCTCAGAGACTTCGAAATACGGCGTAGGTAGAGCATCACACTATCATATCTACTACGCCAATGATGAAAGTGGGCAAGGCGCTATGAGTATCTCAGGCGCTCCTCCACATACTCACGGCCTGACATGGAGAGACCCAACACCGGAAGTTCCTCCAACTCCACCTAGTCCTCCAATGGCCCCAGAAGAAGCGATGCAAATGCTCCAACAGCAAGGGATTGACCCTCAAATGCTGCAAGGAGACCCTCAACAGATGCCTCCTGAGCTTCAACAGATACTCCAGCAAATTCAAGGCTCACCCGGTGACCCAGGTAGACCTGCTGACCCCGGTGGATGGACAGTAGAGCCCGGTGGCCCAGACATGCACACTCACGAACTTCTAGATGAGTACGAAGTTGAGTATCCAGATTCCAAGGAAGATGAGACTACTATTGTCCGAGAAGTTTTAGAGCTTTTTAGAACTGCTACTGAAATTGAAAACGAGAGCTTTAAGAAAGCGCTTGAAGCTGAAGACTTCTATGTTGGGAAACAGTGGAAGGATTCAGAGAAGCAGACGCTAGAGAAGATGAATCGAGCGTGTCTCACTATTAACCTCATCGCTTCCAAGATTGATGAGATATCAGGCAATCAAAGACAAACAAGAACTGATATTCATTATGCTCCAGTAGAAGGCGGTGACCAAAGAGCCTGTGACTTATATAATCCAGTCGCAAAAATCATCACGCAAGCTTGTAATTACGATAGAGAAAAATCGAAAGTATTCCTAGACCAAGTTATTACGGGACGAGGCAACTTCAACTTATACGTTGATTTCTCAAAGAACCTTTTTGGAGATATTAAAATCGAGCGTATGCCGTGGAAGGCCGTTAGATACGGGCCACATGAGCAAGAAGACCTGTCCGATTGTGAGTACCTGCACAAATTCAGAAAATTCTCCAAAGCAAAGCTTGAGCAATTATATCCAAATAAAGTGGACGAGATTCGCCTAGACTTTGAAATGTTCAAACTAGATGGCGAACGTCATACGATGTATGCAGGAGATAACTACGCCAAGGGCGACGAGACTCGAACCAAGATTCTCCTTGGGGGAGAAGTGATGGTTGATTGCGCCAAAAAAGAATATACAGTCGTTGAGTGCTGGAGAAAAGTTTATCGTGACGCTACTGTTGCAGTTCAAGCCCAAGATGAGCACGTTCAGTCATTATATGGCTGGAACCCAAAAGACATTAAGCAAGTAGAAACAATTCCCGGCTTCCAGATTATCAAGAGAAGCGTTACGAAAATCAGAATTACAAAAGTTGCTGGAGGAGTCCTCTTATCCGATGAGAATCCTTCAGAGCTTCCCGTAGATGAATTTCACCTAGTTCCTGCTTACGCATCAAAGAGAGATTCCGAATGGTGGGGAAAAGTCGAAGCGGCAAAAGACCCTCAACGAGAGATTAATAAACGAAGAAGTCAGGCAATAGATTTCGTAAACAAGATGGGAGCTACTGGATGGGGGTATGATGATGGCACATTCCCCGATGAAGCAGAGGCTCAAAAGTTTAGAAGAAATTCAACGAGCCCCGGATTCGTGGTTAAGCTTCAAGATGCAAGTAGACCTCCTCATAAGTTTGAAGGAATCGAATTTCCAACAGCTCTTGTAAACCTAATGCAGCTTGATAAAGAAAACTTAGATGGTATTCTAAACATCTCTACTCGTGACCCCGGAGCAAATACCTCTGCTGCTGCGATACTGCAAGCACAAAAGATGAAGCTCATAGGAAACGAATTTCTCTTTGATAACCTTTCATTTGCGGAAAGAAAGCTCGGTATTCTTCTTATTCACGCAATTCGTAAATACTATTCCCCTCAAAGAATCTACAGGATGGTAAGCCATGTAAGTAGAAAGCGTCCTGTAATGGTCGATGGGCAGCCATTTGAATCATTCTCCTACGATGAGATTATAGAAATTCTTGAAAATGCTGATGTCACAAATTTCGATATCGTAGTTTCTGAATCTGCGTACTCACCAACTGCTAGAATGGGAATCTTGATGGTGCTTCAAGAATGGGCAAAAGCTGGCGGCCCTGTTCCTCCGCAAATGCTTGTTGAATACTTCGATGCTCCTGAAGAAGTTAAGCAAAAGATGATTGCAGATATTCAGGCACAACAAGAAGCTCAGAGCCAAGCAACGGCAGCACAGGGCGATTCTCAGATTGAGATGACTCTTGCAAAACAAGGTATCTATACTCCGCGAGTACAGGAAATGATAGGTCAAAGCCAAGGAGGGCAAGACCAAGGAGGGCAAATGCCAATGCCTCCACCAAGCGAAATGCCAGATATGGGCGGCATGGGAGAAGGCGCTCCTCCAGTAGAAACTCAATCGAATCCTGATATGCAGGAACTTAAAGACCAAGTAAAACAGATTGCTCTTATGCAGGAAGTTTCCATGAGACAAGCCCCTCAACAGTCTCCTGCTCCAATAGTCGTAAACGTCGATGCGAGAAGACCCGGAAAGAAAATAATCCATCGAGACCCAATGACAAATCAGATAATTGGCGCAGAGGATATCCCTGACCAAACAGAAGGATAGATTTGGACGACGAAGAGGCGTTAATACTATTTGAACTATTAGATGATTAATTTGCTAAGAATTATTCCTTACCCACATACTCCCAGATATGACAGACACAGTTGAAAGCTCAGAAGGTCAAACGACCGATGAGCAAGTGGATCAGACTGAAGAAGTTGAAATCACCAAAGCTGATGACGAAGACCTGAAGGCATTTCTTGATAGGGCTCGTTCCGGCGAATTTGATGAAGATACTTCCCCTGAGACCACAAAGAAAGTCCAAGAAGTAAAGGTAGATGACCAGCCCGAGGAGGAAGCGAAAGCTGCTCCTGTCGAAGAGGAAGAAAAGGTTACCCTTACACGCCGAGAACTAGAGGCTATGCAAGCTAAAGTTGCAGAGCAAGAGCGTTCAAGGCAGCAACAAGAACGGTTCATTAAGCAACGCAATTCAGAAGTAGGTGAACTGCGTAAGCAATTAAAGATGGCTAGAAGCCAACTTCAAGGCTCGCTAGATGACAAGTTCCACGAATCTCCCGGTCAAGCTCTTGAAGATGTAGAGAAGATTAAGGAGATCGATAAGGGCTTGCAGCAGCTAGACCATGAAGAAAAGCTCCTGAACCATGTGCATACTGCATTTGAAGTCGTTTCCAAGAATGTCGATTTGGAGAAAGTCGCGGTAGAAGATGTCGCGTCAGTCCTGCAAGACGATGGATTTACGGAAGCACAGATAAAAGGGTTTTTTGATAATCCTTACGCAGCAGCTCACGGGGAAACTCTAATCCAGCTATTTAAAAGAGCGCAGGAAAAATCTGCGGCTAAACAATGGAAGGATGCACTAGAGAAGATAGTTCCTTTTACGCGAAAGCTCATGAAGGAAGTAGAAGCAGGACGTGCGAAGCCAGAAAAATTACTTACCCAGGTCAATAATGCCCTTCGACAAGGGCCGCCAATTAGTGCCGCAAGCGGCAACGGCGGTTCAAGAAGAAGTATCGCAGATGTTGATGTCACCAAACTTTCCGATGCGGAACTCAAAGAACTGCAAAAACAGTTAAATTGATATTTCCTAAAGGAATTTAAAAATGTCTAAAACAGAAGTCGCCACAGGCGCTACACTTGCCAAGCAAGTATATGACGAAACTTTATTTAGGGACTCGGTTAAGGAGACCTTTTTCGGCGCTCAGATGATGAGCGGTAAAGGTGATAAGCCAGTCTATGTAAAATCAGACCTTGAGAAAGGTAAAGGCGAAACCCTAGTATTCGGACTCCGCATGAGAGCAACCGGAGCTGGTGTTACCGGAGATGCAACTCTTGAAGGAAACGAAGAGAAGTTAAACCTCTATAGCCTTACTTCTACTCTTCAGCAGTACAGACATGCTGTAAGGGACGAAGGTGCTCTTTCTCGTCAACGTCCAGCATTTGACCTTGAAGATGAAATGGTTCAAGCAATCAAAGACTGGGGAACTGAAAAACTCGACCAACTTTGTTTCGATGCTCTTGGCATTGGAAGTGGCGCTACAAGCGATCCAACGAAGGTATTTTACACTACCTCTGCTGGCCTTCTTGCTGGTTCTGCCGCCACTGCGAAAGCAGCTTTGACAGCAGCAGACTCAAAGATTTCTCCAGCTATGGTCATGGGCGTAAAAGCTTGGGCCAAGACTGGAGGGGGCAGAGCTTACGTTCCAATTCGCGGTGTTAAGATTGATAGCAAAGAGCTTTATCTCATTACTACTCATCCTGACTCGCTGTTCGATTTGAAGACCAACTCTACTTATCAGCAGTTCATACGAGATGCTGAAGTAAGAGGGCCAACAAACCCATTGTTTACTGGTGCTGTAGCCATCATCGATGGAACGGTTATCCATGAAAACGAGAAGTGTGCTGTAGCTACTGACGGTGGCGGCGCTTCTGTTCCTTGGGTTAAGGCATCATTTTTCGGTCAGCAAGCTCTTTGTTGGGGATGGGGCAAGCGTCCTAAACTCATCGAGAGAGATTTTGACTACGGTGATGAGCTTGGCAAGGCTTGGGCAGTTATCTGTTCAGCTAAGCGTTCTGCCTTCAACTCTCTGGATTACGGTTCAGTAGGATTGTGGATGGCTCGCTCAAATATTGCTGGCTTGTAATTTTGATTTAAAGGAGATTTGAAAAATGGCATCTACATTTACTGATGGCTCAAAAGTAGCCTCAACGGTTCAAGCGAGAGCTGGAGTCGATCTTACTGCTGTTTACGGAACTTATGAAGTAGCCGTTCAAGTAGTTGTTAATGACGTTTACCAGATGGTTAAGATTCCAAAGAACGCAACAGTTCTGGAAGTCATTAATGCGATGGACGATATGGACGGTGGTGCTGCTTCCGTACATGACGTAGGAGATGGAACAACTACTGGGCGTTTCATTAGTGGCTCAACTATCGCTCAAGGCGGTGGTGTTGTAAGGCTTGGGCAAGGCATCACTGGCGCAGCGGCGGCAGATTGTCTTAACTACACCTATACAGCAGAAGACACAATTGACATCAAGTTCACGACTGCTCCAGCTTCAACTGGAACGGGCACGATGAATCTTGCTGTTATCTACACAATGAACTCTTAAGTTCACATTCTGGGGGAGAGGGGCAACTCTCTCCCCTTTATAAGCCATGACTCAGTTCGATTATCAGGCTACTCGAAATGACATAATTTCACGGGCGTTAAGGCTCGTAGGCGCTATGTCATTAGGAGACCCACTATCTTCAGACATGATAAGCCTAGGCGCTCAAGCGCTGAACGAAATGGTATTATCTTGGCAGTCAGATAATATCTTTATATGGACGCTTGTTGAGATTGAAATCACACTAGCTCCTGCAACTGCAACTTATATCACTCCTACCGCTACTCCCATAATTGGCATTGAGTCGGCATTTTTAAGGCTATCAGATAGCGATATCCCTCTAGCAATTCTCTCAATGCGCCAATATGAAGAGGTATATAATAAAGGCGCTACGGGGCAACCTGATTCCATTCTCTATACTCCAACAGAGCCTCCAACTATTACCTGCTGGCCCGTTCCTGATACTGCCGGAACTATCGCTTGCCTTGCTATTACAAGGCAGCAGGATTTTGATTCATCAAGTGATACTGGTGGATTCCCTTCAAGGTGGAACGAGGCTCTTAGCTACAATCTAGCTGCGAGACTTTGTGACGAATTTCCTATTCCCTTAAATGAACGTGTTTACTTAGTCGCAAAAGCTGAAAAGTTCTTAGCTCGCGCTAGACTTGGTAACCGTGAAAAGCCAACAGAAGATTTTGTAAAAGGAGCTTTCTAAATGCCAAAGGCTCAACAAGTAGAATTTCTATTAGCTGGAGTAAGGGACACTAACGGCTCTCCTTTATCTGCCGGGCTCGTATACTCATATGATGCTGGAACTACAAATGACAGAGCCCTATATTCAGCCTCGGATAAAGGAACATCACACGCACAAGGCGTTGCCTTAGATGCTTACGGAAGACTTCAGGCATGGGCAGATGGAGCATATAAAATAGTTATTAAAACTGCGGCTGGAGTTACACTCTACACTTTCGACAATGTTGTATACGGATACGATGATGGAGAATTAAAATGGGGTGGAACATCGGGTGGAACAGGAAACGCTCAAACAGTTACTATTTCCTCGGTTACCGCACTCAC